CTAATCTCCGACCATTGGCATTGGAGATTTCTGATTAATATCAAGCACCAATGTTTGACTCTTTGTCGCATCCTGCAAATAGCAGTATAAAAGATTTCCCTCTGAAATAATCATCTTTACCTTGCTATTTGCAGGAGATCCCTTTGCAGCCCTTTGTGTATCGTCATTAATACTACTGAGTGTTCCCTCTCCAATACTATAGGCTGCTAACTTTCCGTAATTTTCATTCCCATCTGCATCTGAATACTCCACCATCACACTGGCATTTTCTGGGTAGTAGTACATCGTATCTACTTTCCCCTTAAATTGCCCTGTCAACTTGGTCTTTTTTTTATTTGTCAAATCCACTTTATAAATCTGACTAATCGGTATCTTAGCAGCATCAAACCGAACTACAGTAGCATAGTAGAGATCATTATTTGCTACACACATATCGGTAATCCATTGCCCCTGTGTCAAATACTTCTTCCCATCCAAGGTATAGATATTATTGTCCATCTTGACATTACTTTTCATCACTTGCATATTTCCAACTCTTGTGGGAATACGGCTGACTGTAGTAATTTTCCCAGCATCAAGATTATAGATTCTTGTTCCTATTTGCTTTGTTGACCCTGACTCTGGATTGCCACTGGCATCTTTTAAAATGTATTGATTATTTTCTTCTCGAACTAAGGCCGTATCCACAGCTCCTGCAGCTGCCGCTGCTGTCGTCTCTGGAGTGGTCTGTGCTGCTTCTGTTCCCTGAATGGTTGCCTCATTGCTGGAAACAAAATAGAGCATCTTGTCGTCCTTACAATACCATACATTGTCCCCTACAATTACATATCCTCTTACCTGATCAGAAATCAGCTCCAAGCGATTTTCTCCCTCTTTTAGGCGCATCAAATCGGGATACTGATTATTTCCCTCCTGCATTAAAAAATAATTCCATTCTCCATTTTTTACAATGGACTCATCAATAATATGATTTTTTTGATCTGTAAGCCCATATTGTTCAAGCTGTCTGCCAAGATCAGTGTCATTGATTTCCAACGAATAATCTCGATTGATTCTTTCCAAAGCACCACGATCAGAAAAGGTGAAAATCTGCTCCCCTATTTGCTTTTCTCCTGTCACCATATATCCAGTGTCATCAAAGTAATAGAGCTGTCCCTTGTCATCTAGCCAATTGTCTGTGACAAAATGTCCCTCTGGCTTTCGGTATCTCCATCCCTGTGTATATTGATTCCAACCAAACACTGGTTGCTGAGGATCAACTTTTGTCTCGGACTTTCCTCCTGATGTTGCCACTGTCGCCAGTGTTGTATTCGTCGATGCCGTCGAGGATTGATTTGGAAATAGCTTGATAATGGCAATGCTGGCTGCCGTCACCAATACCGTTCCAGCCAAAAGGGCAATCATTGCTCTTCGATCCCCTTTTTTCTTTTCCCCTTGACTTGTCGAAGTCTCCTCCTCTCCAATCACCAACTTTTCTAATGGTCCCATTTCATCTTCAATCTCTGGATTTAAAAACCCTAACTCATCCTCTATAGAGATGAGTACAGTTTCTGCCTTTTCTTCCAACCTCGAATGATGAACCATTCCATCAAAATCTTTAAACTCAGTAATTGGCTTTCTTGGATTATATTCAATTGAAACTTTTTCAATCACAGTGCGCATCCATTCTCTTGTCAATGCTGCACTTGGAATTTTATCTGCATGATTCCAAACATCTTTATAAACTCTTTTTACAATTTCCCAAATATATACTTCATCACTCGATGTCGAATGAATATCCATATACGTGTCTTGATAAGTCAAAAGATAGAAGTCTTCAAAACCTTCCACAACACCATTTTTTATATTTTCAATGGCTTCTTCAATTCTACTTGCCAAGCCTACACCCCCTAATATAAATTATACTCTTGTACTAGTATATCGTATTCGCCAAAGGGGTGCAATAAAAACGAAAAATTGTCATTATCAACAACAAAAAAGGAGCTGTGAAAAATTCTCACAACTCCTTTTGTTTAACCTGAGACACCCGGGACTCGAACCCGGGACAACTTGATTAAAAGTCACCCTATATTTAGCATATAAATCGGCTATTTATAAGGCTTCTTGTAAATTAGTGCGACATTTTTGCGACATCTGATATTACTCTATGACTTCGTATTTACTTAGATCAGGTGCATCTGTATCCAACTCTTTTACATATCTACCCTCGTCATCTACAAAGAAATACAGCTTTCGCTTGTGTCTTCTATGTAGCCATTTCTGGCCATCAATCCTGACTGGGTAAGATAATAAGACTTTCCACTTGATTTACTATATTATCTACTTGATAATCATTGCTGTTTTTCGAATTCATTTGCAACCTTCCTTATTCCAGTAAGAGATTTTCTATAATCTTTTTTAATCTGTGAGTTGGGACTCTCCACATTACCATTACCTATAATCAGTTGAATATTTGAATTCTTGTAAAACATTGGCATCCGTATGTCTAATGTCCCTCGCATAAAAGAAACTAATAACTTTTTTCTATCTCCATTTCTCATCAGTTAACCCTCCTCATTCCTCATAGAAGGATGTTGGCACAATTACAACGGTATAGCAAGATACGATCTAAACCACACCATATGTGCTCAAATCAGGACTAGACACATATCGTCCATCCCACTCTCCGTCACAATTTAACCAGCAATAGCCTTTTTCATCTCTGACATAGACATCTTTCGCTACTATGCCGCTGTCTGTAGCATAGTACCACTTGTCATTGTCTTTAAACCATTGATTGCTGAGCATTGTACCATCTTCTTCATTAAGATAGTACCATTCATCTTCTTTGGTTATAAACCATCCTGTGACCATTTTCCCGCCACCATCAAAGACATACCAACGATTTGCAATCAACGCCCACTGATCTTTAAGTTCTGTACCCTCTTTTGAGTAGTGCCAACCATCATCTTTTTTCGTCCATCCTGTGGCGTGTGCTGCTGCGTACTCTACACAAGCCATGTATGCACACCACGACACAAATTGCTGGCACCAGTATGCCCCATTGTCACCGTACCAATGTCCATACTTTGTAAAATTATTTGCTCCCGCATTCACAGTTTTTGAATACAGCATATAGTCTGAAGCTTTCTCTAAATAGCCATTTTCTGCAAGAGCTACTCTCACTAAATCTTGTGCCATACAAGTTTGCTCAGAAAAGCATGGTGTACCAAACCCGTTGATTTTATGCATTCCGCCCACATCTGCGGTCGTAAAGCTGTATGACTTAATTGCCACACATCCGCCGTTTCGTTCATACATTTGTGACGATGTATTGCCTTCAACTGTTTTGATATCGTATCTATCCCCATTTTTATTCACAGAGATTACAATGCCTACATGAGCCACACGCCCAACGGATGTATGATAAAAATAGATGATGTCACCTGTGTGAGGTATCTTGCCGTAGCGGTTTGCTTTTATAAAGCGTCCTTTTCCTGTCGGCGTGTACTCTGAGTATCCACCACACAGCAATTCTTTCCCTGCGTTATATGCGTTGTTCAATTCCATAAATTTGCTCCTTTCCATACAAAAAAGAGCGCTAAGCCTTTTCGCTTAACGCCCTTAAAAAATTTTCTATGATTTTTTATCACTCTCATTATCCTCAAGCTTGATAATTTCCCCTGTGTTGTGCTTAAGAAAAATTTCCAATTTTTTCCATAAAGGTTGCACTGGCAATCCCGCCAAAGCCATATTTTTTAGCACTGACATAGCTTCGTAGACTGTAAACATCAGTGCGAAAAGCTCCATAATTGTAATATCTTTTGTAAACGGGGATATATTCCGTAGTCCTTGCGGCACAAATGCAATTAGGTTCATTGGCATCAATGTATCCACAAAAACAAGGCACACTACACACATCAGCATACCCACCTTACGAATTCCTCCATCGATGCCGACAGCAGAATTGAATTTTCGTTCTTTGAGAGCCCTCAGACTCCCAAATATCATATCCATCACAATACTAACCACCATCAACTTTGCCAAGGTATTTTGCCTTAAAGTTAATCCTACCGTTGCTAACAGCCAATTAAACATATACTATATTCCTTCTTTCTCTGTTGTGTCGTCCACAGCAAGTTCCTCAGCTCCAAGTGCTGTCAACGCCTCTTTAACTTTCTTCTTTAAACGCTTTGGCACCTCTGAAAACTCCTTGGCTCCATCGATAATCAAATACGCATATACCATTGCCAATCCTGAATACTTCATTTCATTACCTCCTAAGATCAAAAAAATCAAAATGTCCTGTAACCACGCTCTAAACCTCATCTTTTGCACCTTCTTCACCCAGTAGTTCAGAAAATTCTGTAATGGCATTGCCTAGTGCAATCAGCTTTGTGTCATTTAACTCTAGCTTCTTTTGTAGCTTTTCAAGCAGCATTGACTGTGAAATTAGATTGCCTTTTGTGACGACCTGTGGCTCACTTCCTGTCAAGTCCACTTTCTCCAAAGTCTCGCCGTCTGGCATATCGAAAACTCCAATCTTAATATTCTCTTTAGCTGCGGTCGTCGACCCGTAAAGATTGCCAGTGGCCTTGTCATAAAATACTGTGACCTGCATCTTTTTACCTCCTTTTATTATTCATCATTCATCAAATGCAGCAGATGCATACCCTTTTACATAAATGTTCAATGTTGTGCGGTTGTTTATATAGTTTCCAGTGTGTGTTACAAAAAGCTGTGTACCACTTCTTCGTAAGCTAAATTGATTTTCTGCTCCATCATCGGAAATCACCCAAGTTTCGACATTTACATTTTTGGAAAGTGCAAGCGTTGTGATATGATACCTACCTCCCTTGTCTGTGCGAAGATATCCTCCACGCTTTATATCTTTCCCCACAAGGTCTATACCTATAACCAGTGTGTTATACATATACCAATTATCGTTAAAAGTCACTGTATCTGTTGATTGTGATACTTGAAAAGTATAGTCTCCCGTGATTGATGAATTTGCAATTTGATCTATATAATTTCTGCTACCTATCACGCCATTAACATCTACATCTTTTACAATATTTTGAGGATATAGGTTTGGTGATGGCAAAAAAACCCAGTCTGCTCCTTCGATTTTGTATCCATTTGGAATTCTACTGATAATTCCCCTTCCCCGGCCAGCTATGGTGTCGTCCCACGCATGGCCCTCGCCATTCCATGCAGAAATTACTCTCCCTGTGGAGCTTATCCAACGGGGTATTTGTCCTCGTACTCCACAAATGTTGAGTGTGTCCAGCATCTTTGATGAATCTAATCCAAGCACACCTCTTAATTTGTCCCATGGAAGCCACATATATGCATGTCCATTTTCGCCTGGGTGGTATCCGCTTTTCACCCAGCAATATATCGAGTCACCACCATTTGTGCCGATCAACTCTGTAGTTTGACCATTTTGATAAATTGGTATAGTGCCATTTATACCTGCTGCACTATATCCTTGTACCCATTTTGAACCATCAAGGCCCAGTACTCTTGCAAGGTCCGCCCACTTTAACCATATATACGGCCTTCCATTTGCATTATGATAGTAACCATTTTGGAAAATTGCAAACACCGAGTCACCACCATTCGTGCCGATGTTGGAAGCTGACAGATTGCCATCACCTTTATCTTCTATTTCCCCTCTTTTTCCAAAAATCACAGCATTGTTTAGCACGCTCTGTGATGGTATATGCGCCTGGATCCATTCGAAAGGAATTACAATCTCCGCTCCTCCACTTGGCGTGTTTTCTTGGATATATGCTCCTTTTTGAATTTTTACATACGCTTTACCATTATCAAATCGCCACGAAAGCGGGCTTGTTTGTGATGGCATGTTTAGTAAAGTGCCATTTACCACTTCGTCGTTACTATCTGCTGTGACGGTTGTATACCCTTGTATAATCTGATTAGTAGTAGCGGTTACATCGTCCGAAGTAACCCCCCCTCCACCTGCTTTGAGCCAAATCCCTTGCGCCATACTATACTCCCTTTAAAAGTACTGTGATATTTTCTGATGGACACTTACGATTACAGTAAAATGTAACTGCTCCATTATTTGTCTCAAATCCATCAATACATTCACAAGCTTTTTTATATTCTTTAGATGCTCCTCTTGAAATTTTAGGGCTTCCAATGGGCTGTGACTGCGAATTGATTTCTGTTATCGTCACACTTTGCAAAAATGGTGCACTTACACTCCATCTATTTGCTAAAAGTATTACTTCAATTACTTTTGTACTTGAAGCGATATCTGATTTAGTTCTATCTATATTTGCTTTTGCATCTGTCACAGCTGTATCTATTTTATCGAAGTTTGTATTCAGTACTTCGATATCAACAAAGTCTGTTAAAGAAGGCTTATCAAGATGTAAGTTTGTAGTTTGATTCACTTATAAAACCTCCGTCCTTATCTGTGTCCATGTTGTACTCGTAAAGCGTGACCATGTAAAGTCTCGCACTGTTCCCCAAGTATTGAATCTTAATTGTATCGTTAGCTTTAAATTGCATGGCATTATTTCATTGAGTAAGCGTTTAAACTCTTCAAATAGCTCTTGACTAGTTAACTCAATAAGTATATTTACAGCATAGTTAGCGTAGTCAATAGTTAGCTCATATTGATTTTCTCCACCACACATTGCATTTAAAATGCTTTTAAGTTTGTTAAGCGAATACGGCAATTGCCCAACTAGAAAAGATTTTATACGCATCTTTCTAAAATCAATAGTATCTGTGTCTCTAATTACAATTCCCAAAATTCGTTCCCATCTTTCACATCCAGATTCATCTAATGTACCAATGAAAGCATTATCATACAAACGATCAATTTCATTGAAAAGTTTCTCAATTTCCACATCTTCTGTTATTGAAAGATTTTGATACTCTTTTAATTTTCGTATATGAAAAGGCAAGTAGCTAAGAATATCTATAATCATATGCTAAGCCCTCGAAAAGCTGGCACCTCATTGCTGAGTAGCACTACATTTTGTGCTGTGCCGTTCATTTTTGTATCTGCAATGTCTCTTACCCCATGTATTCCTAAAATGCGGCTTTCTAGCTGAGCTATTCTTACTACGATTCCATCGCTAGCCTCCCATTCCTTGATGAGCGACTTAAAGTATTCTTTGATTGAATTTTCAGCATCAGCACGAACATCTTCTGTTGTATATCCATTTTCAAAAGTTAGTGTGCAAGAAACACTTACATCATGCTCTACTACAGATTCTATAGTTACATTATGTCCAATTGGAGCAAGTCCAACTCCCTGCCCAGGTTCTGGGCAAATAGTGTTTTGCACTGTACTGATCAAATATGAGCTAGCCACTCCACCATTTTGATTTGTGATCACAAGCTTTACTGTTCCACCACCATTCCATGCTGGATATACTTTTACATATCCTATACCAGGTATACTTTTAGTGAATCGTATATAATCCGCACGATTCCCAGCAAAATATTTACTTTGAAAATATTCTTTGTAGCGTTCTCTGAGACTTTCTACAGTCTCTTGATCACGCCCAGGAACCAAAATTTCGACTAACTTAGCACTTGTTAAGCCTGCAATATAACTAATTTGCATCATATCACCAAGCACATCAGCCGAATCGTTACCTGTTTGTTCACAAGTGACTAAGTAAGTATTTGTGTTAGCATCTATTATACTAGTAACAACATATGTAAATCTGCCAATGCTAAAGCGAGATCCTGGTGGCACAGGTACATTAAATTGTGCTTTAGCTTGTGTACAAGTTGCACCAAACGGAATGATGCCGAATGGCTCACACATTCGTACAAGGCTATCATAATCTGCTGTATTTATATCTAGTTGAGCATTTACATAGTCCATTTGGACATATGCTCTTTCAATTTCAAAAGCAACTGGTGCCAATGCAGTATATATAAAGCTTCCTTCGATTTTAGATATCATATTATCTACTCGATTAAGCATATCAGCAAGAATCTTTTTAAAAGTCATCTTCTCAAACATAGACTTCCACCTCCTCTCCCCACTTCGTTACTACATAAAATTCCATGTGTAAAGTAGTGTCATCTAGCATATAAGCCTTAAAGTCCTTCACATCAGTAATATTATTATTAACTTTCAGTGCCTCCGTTACTTCTTTTTTTACACTGTCATTGATATATGCATCACTGTAAGACTTACCAATGTATTGCTCAAGGCTGGCACCATATTGCCAGCTATAAATCTCCCATCTATACCTTTCTGTTTTTAAAGTATTGTATATCCAAATTTTTACAGCACTTTTTTTCTCTACAGTGCCATCGATCATTTTCTTTTCATTAAAATCAAAAGCAAACTCTTTTGCATCAATATACTTTTGATTTTCTTTGAAAGTTTTTATTTCTTGTGTAATAAAAGACGGCAAAATCATAGATTCACCAGCTTCCCAACGACACAGTATAAGCTATCTGATAGTCTTTGAACCGCCACTATATCTCCAGCTTTAAGTGGTTCTGTATACTCACTATTGTCAGTGATAATTCCAGTTTGAGAATCAAACAAAATATTTAACTTCGTCAATTGTCTTTTTAAAAGCTGCTCATCAAAAAGCAAGTCTTCCTTTTCAAGCACTAATGTATCTAAAGCCACTCTCTCTGCATCAAGCATCTTGCCAATTTTCAATTCCTCCGAGTTACTTTCTTTACTCTTTTCACTAATAATGCCCAAAATCCCCTCTATTGCATTATTCATTTATGCCTCCTGATCTTCTTTTATATCCATCAGTCTTTTAAATGACAGTTCAAGTGTCATTGTATGTACGCTTTCTTTAAACTCATGCTTATCAGATGAAATCCAGTATAATCCTGAGATTCCTTGTGTTATGTCGTACACTTCAACACCCATTCCAGCTACACAGCGAGTATCTCCTACCGCTTCAATGCTTAGATTTTGTGTCATTCCTTTAAGCATTGAAGTCGCTCCTACTTTGGGCTGTATTCCCTTTTCAGCTGTATAGACTTCTTGAAATGCTCCAAATTTTTTTAATGCCACTGAGTCTGAAACTTCACCAATTTGAGTCCCTTTTTCATTGTATATTTTGACACGATTTATCATGTCATTAATACTCTCAGATTGACTTGTTTTTGTTATATTGCTTTCTTCGCTCAGTCTGAAATTAGCAACCTTAGTTCCGACTTCAATCACACTGATTGCACGCTTCTCTTGTACTAATTGATACATCTTATGATTAACCTTATATGCTTTTGTATAAGCTTGCATAATCGTGTCATATATACTTGTTCCATCAACAATCATCGTCTTAATATTGACCCCTGTGCGTGCGAAATTCCCCGCAGGAATCGACAGTTCAGCACATACTCTAGCAGCTATCCCTTCAGCTGTCATATCTTTGAAATTGTATTTTCCTTTACTCTTCAATAAGTGGTTGACAATATCATAGCAGTTGTAAGTCACCGTTCCAATGTCGCTTGACTTTTCAAGTGTATATACTTGCCCAAAAAAAATTTCAACATTTTCTTTTTCTACACTGATAAAGTCTCCTAATTCAAGAAAACGACTTACTTGAGCCATAACAGGGTCAAATGGTGCGTTGATTACTGTAATATCTAAGATTCTTGATGCTTGCTCTATGCTTCCACTCCAGCTTAACGATTCAACTATATCTGTTATATTTATCCTCGCCCCTGTGGTTTTGAATAAAAATATTTCCATTTTTTACCTAGCCTATTATTAATTTTTGTCCTGGATAAATTTTATTTGGATTACTCCCAATAACTTTTTTGTTGTCCGCATAGATTTTTCTCCAGTTTGCCTCATTCCCAGTTAGCTTCTTCGCTATCTTAGATAGGCAATCACCTTTTTTTACGACATAAGTTGTGCCCTTCGTAGCAGTTTTTTCTGTTCTAACTTCTGATACATTGCTAGTATTCGCCGCACCATTGTTTGATGATGCGGCAATTTGCTGAGGAACATTTACTTTTCTGTCTTCAGTAAACGAAATAGTGTAAGTATAATCCTTTGTATTTGGTTCTAGTGCATATTCTAATGAAGTTACAATTCCATCAAAATTTATACCAACCTCGGTGATCAAAATATTCACCGTCCCTTTGTTTTTAAAATTTTCTAATATTTCTATAGCCTTTACCGGCTCAAAATCTTCTCTATACTCACAATAAGACGGATCATATGTTGATGCAAAAAAAGATGAAAAAGAAAGTGTCTTCAGCGTCCGCTTTCCTTGCAGAAGAATTTCTCCAACTGCATTGATATTTACAGTTTGTGTCGTTTTTCCACTTGTAATTTTCAACTCAGACGGAAGAACTGGAATGCGGAACAAATCCGCATCTTGTTTTAGCCACATTTCCATTATGTCACTCCTTGATTAAACGCTACTTTATTTAGCTTCTGATAAAGAGCAGTTGCAATCTTATCTATATCAGCATCTTCTCTTACGATAATACTATCAGCTAGCTTAGCAATACTGATGTTTTGTTTTCCTTCTTTTCTTGCTTTTTTTATACTCTCATCATGAGGATATACCCTTGATCCATTTGGAAGGTCAATGATTTCCCCACCTCGTTCATGCACTTGTACAATTCCTCCTGCCCAGTTATTTGTACCACTAGCAAGTTGTGGGATTTTCCCAACATTGAAGCCTATATGCTTCCCCCCAACTCCTGGCACTCCTTTGGGAATGTCTACACTAATCGAGTTAATTGCATCAACCGCAGTATTTATTCCAGATGTAATCGTATTAATCATACCCTTAAACACTGAAATAATTGCATTCACAGCACCAATAACAATGTTTTTTGCACCTTCCCAGACCTGCGACCAATTTCCAGTCATGATGCCTTTAATAACATTCATAAAGCCATGAAATACTTGCTTTGCACTTTCGATAACCCCAGTAACAGCTCCAAGCCACGCTTGAATCACTCCAAGTGCCCCATTAAATGCCCCAACAACAACTCCACGCAATACTTGCATTACTACTTGCCCAAATATACGCATTGCCGCTGAAATAGCTGGCATAATTGGAGCCACCGTTGTACGAAACGCCTGAAATTTTTGAATAACGCCTTGCACACTGCCTTTGATTTTATCCCAGTTTTTGTACAAGATAACCGCCGCAACTGCAACGGCAGCAATTACAGCAATTACAATCGCAGCAGGTGATGTTAACAATCCCATTACCCCTCCTGCTGCCTGTATAGCCTTTGATACCTTTCCAAAAATAGTAACTACTTTTCCTATCGTGCTCACTGTTTTACCAAACACAAATAAAACAGGTCCAATTGCTGCCGCCATTAATCCCCATTTTGCAATCTGTTTTTGTGTAGAAGCATCAAGGCCATTGAATTTTGTTAACAGCTTATCTATAGTCTGAAGCATTCTTGCTACAGGCTCTGCCAGTGCTGATCCTATATTATATTTAAAAACATCGAATGTTGATTTTAATTTTTCAATGCTTCCGCCCACTCCAGATAGTAAAGCATCTGACATTTCTTGTGCGGTTCCATTTACATTATCAATGTTATCTTTTAAGCCTTGAAGCGTTTCTGCACCTGGTCCATTTATCAATGCCATCCATTTTGAAGCTTGATTCTTTCCAAAAATTGCTGATGCAGCTGCCAACTGCTCCTCCTGACTTAACCCAGAAAAGCCTTGTTGCAAGCGACCAATTAAGTCTGGCATAGAGCGTAGATTTCCGTTGGCATCAAAAGCACTAATTCCTAATCTTTTTAGAGATGCCTCGGCTTGTCTAGACGGTGACGCTAAACGCATAAGGCCTGTGTTCAGAGCTGTAGCACCATCACTCGCAGCAATTCCTGCGTCGCCAAAAGCACCTGTTAAAACCCCAAGGTCACTAAACGACCACCCGACTGTCTTTGCTGTAGATCCTGCAACACGCATCATGTCACTAAGTCCTTGAACATCCGTGTTTGCTTGCGCCTGAGCTCTTGCAAACATATCTGCATAATGAGTCGCTTGACTAGAATCTGCACCAAACGCTTTTAGAGTGTTCCCCAATGTTGATGTTACATCTGATAAATTTGAGCCTGTTCCAGCGGCAAGATTCAAAGCTGGCGTAATCATATCTGCTGCTTGTGCGGCATTAAATCCTTGCCTCGCAAAGTTTAGCGTTGCATCTGCTGCATCTTGCATTGAGTACACAGAATTTGCAGCAGCAGTCTTTAATGCATCTGATAGCTTTGATGCTTCTTCATTTGTACTTCCCATTGTTGCTTGTACAAGTCTAAGCTGCTTATCTACTGAGCCAAAATTTTGAACCGAAGCGACTGCTACCCCTGCGAGAGGCATAGTAATTGCTGCTGTCAACCCTTTTCCAACTTTTGAAATAGCATCTCCAGCCTTAGTAATATTTTTGCCATTTTTTATAGCACTTTCACTCATTTTTTGCATCTGTTCAGTTGCTAATTTTGCTGGGGCAGTAAAGTTATCAATAAATCGCATTATTGCATCTATGTATCTAGTCGCCATACTCTTTTGCCCTCTCTTTGATCTCTCTTTCTAAAAACAGCCTAGTGACCATTTTTTCATGCTCACCCATTAAAAAATAGTCACTAGGCTTCCATTTTTTCAAGCGAAAAAGGATATATGCTGTGTGAGTATCCGTATCGCTCTCTAAGAGTTTTTTACTTCTTCCTCAACATTATCACTAAATCCAGATAGCTTTCCAACCTCTTCAGAAATCTTTGCAATTTCACCTGGCAAAAACATTTTCTTTAACAATTCAAGCGGAGTAGCACACTCGAAGTGCTCTAATAAATCTTTATCTTTGAGATCTGGAGACACCATTGCTTCAAGTGCAAAAAGACAATTCACCTTAAATGTTTTTTGAGCATCCACAGTTCCTTTTCCGGAAAACATCATACTAGCTATTTCAGTGTATCTATCCCCTGACAATCCTCTAACCTCGACAACAAATGGCTCTCCGATTTTTGAACTCAATCTTTTGAACTCAATTTCTTTTACATTGTCAAAATCAATAATCCCTTTATCCAATTTTAAAAGTTTTTCTACTAAATTTATCACTTTTCTTTCCCCCTTAATCAATCATATCCAAATATTCCCAGTCTTCAAATGTAAAAGAGTATGATTCTTCTCCATTCTTGCCTGCCTCCCAGTCGGCGAGAATTAACTTATCAAATTTACACCCTCTCAATGCTACACGCTCTGAGCCATTGGAATCTGGATCAGCAATATTCGTGATGATCAAAAAAGATGGTGCCTTTCCTTTTGACAGTGCTTGATTAATTTTTTCACTAATCCTACTCGAAACTTTATGCAGCTTAACCTCTCCCTTCGGTTCTAATCCTGTTAACTTTTGACCATTTACAAGCGTTCCCACTCGCTCAATGGATGAGTACTTTAAAGTGACCGAAGCTTTTACAGACTTAACTTCTGCCATATACTCTGAATCAAGCCACATTTCTCCCCAAGTACCGTTGATAACTGTATTCGCTTTGAAATTTTTCCCCATTTTTTTCTCCTTTTACAGATAAATTGGCAACTCAATATCTTCAATTGCATCGAGCACAGAAATTTTTGCTTTTAAGAAAATATAGCTCTCTGTCTCAGGATATTGCTTAATTTCATCATCACTCAAATCCTCAACTCGAATTCCTTTTTGCTTTAAATACTTTCGCTGTGCATCTATGCCAATCTCACAAGTGCCACCACCAAGAACCCCCTCACTCACAAGAGCACTAAAATAGTCATTAATTGCTGCAATCAATACACACTTATTTCCGTATGTATTAGCATACTTTCCTATATATGTGTCTTCTACCGTCTTACGGATGTCATCAAAAATCATATCAATCGTGTCAATGACTTTGATTTTCTTATGTCTACTTCCTTTTTTGTCTGTTAGTGTATGTAACGAATTTACTCCACGCACAATCTTCACTTTATCTCCATCCCACATGAAAATAAGCTTTCCCTCATCAACTGCCGTATTCATTTCATCTTCTGTCATTGATGTACAACTTGTAAATTCTAGCAATGGTGCATATGTAACAGATAAATTCGTTCCCGTTCCTGCGATCACCCCAGCAATTCTAGGGCATAATTTCGCAGCAGGATATTCAGTTGTATCAATAAAAGCACTAGAAGAAACATTAATGATGCCTTCACTGTCTCCTGCTGTATTTGGCAGTACTGCTTTAACCTTTTTCTTTCCTTCTCTCCATTTTTTTACAGCTGCCACAATGTCTTGTGTTTTGCCATCATCTTCTACTGATGGGATCGCTAAATAGTCCCACTTTGCACTTTCAAAATACTTTAACATTGCTTTGTAATTTTCAGTAACATCACTTCCGCTCATCACATATACTAAGATTTTACGTGGTGCGTTTGTATATCCAATGAGTGCTTTTTTAATTGCATCAGCATTATCTGTTGTAATGTTAGCTGGAATATCTGATGCATTCATCACTGTAAATGGCTTGATTTCAGACTCTTCCTTAATTGCAATCGCCACAATGCCTCTTGAACCTCTTTTGATAGCATTTGTTGCTTTTTCAATAAAAGAAATATTGATTGACGGTACTCCCATCTATTGATTCCTCTCTTTCTAGTTATTACTAAAATGTATGATATCTTCTAAGTTATTATTTTCATAATTTCGAATAATAATATTCTCTGTTATATCTGCATCTTCTTTTCTTGCTGTGTTATCATACCAGTTTATACTGATGGAAACTTGTAAAATATTGTGCTCTTTTCCGGCATAATCATACTCAAATTTGGTAATATTAAGTTTACGCCCTTCGCACTCAAACTTAAGCCAGAAAAGTTCTTGAAGCTCATCGACAACTCGAAGTTGGTCTGCCTCATCAACTTTTGTCTGAAAGTATGTAATCTTAAAAATAATTTCATTACTTCCATAGTTCTTTGTTTCATGTTCAAATCCTCCTGGTAAAATTTCAGTAAAAAAAGCTGGCGTTTTATAGCCATCTATAACCTCATTGCCATAAATTTTTATCTTTGAAAATTTCTCACGCAAGCAGTTATTTAATGCTCTTTTTAGTTGAGTCATTGTAATCATAGCCCATCACCTTCAAGAATTTCATTAATAAATTTTTCTGTTTCCTCTGGCATAACTGTTCGATTGAATTCTGCTGCTGTTTTTTCTGTATAAGCTTCACCAGGTCGAAATCCGCGACTCTCACCTTTGCGATTTTTCTTTTCCCATCCATTTTCGTATAAATGGTGTAATTTATGACTGTTCCAAACTTGTACAGTAATATCACCTTCGCTTTTTGCACGTGGACTATCAACTTTCCACATTTTGTTGATTCTCTTATACAAACATTTTTTCTTAGCTTCTTTGACAAAAAGACGACCGATTTTTCTAAGCCTCTTCTTGCTTTCTCTTGGATATTTAATAATAACTTGCTGCATAGATTTTTCTAGCTCATCAAGTCCATGAACCTGCACATCAATCATCTTTTAACCTCTTTTCTTTTGCAATCTGCTCTGTGCAAATTAATTCAAGAACAATATTCGCCTCATCAACATTTAAAACACTATTGATATCAAAGATTCTATTTTTGTATTTAAGTGTCATATTTGGAGCCACATTAGAGCGATATCGAATTGTCACCTTATATTGTACTGTATTCGCATTACGATAATACTCGGCCTGCTCTTTCCCACGCATCGGCTTCACTTCTGCTGGAATAGCTCTTACTATATCTACAAGGCGTTCATCATCTGCACCAATACTATTGATCACAGTTTCATAAGTTTGAATTGTCACTCTTTGCTTAAGTCTTCCACTATCAAGAATGTACATAATCCCTCCTAAATCAGATTACGGCTGTGCATTCCTACTATGGCAGATATCAATTTATTTAAGTATGCATTATTATAAGTTGAAGAATGTAAGCGATTAGCATACATATCATTAGCCACAGCTAACACAGCCAATGAAATTTCTTCATTTCTATCCATGATTTCATCTGTTAATGCGGCATAATTTTTTACATAAGATTTCGCCGCATCTAAGTAGTTTTGTAAGTTCACATCCCCGTCAAATTCTCTTACATCTTCAAGCCTCGCATACTTAACAAAATCATCAACACTTAACTCGCTTACTTTCATTTTTCTCTGTCTTTGTCCCCTTTACTTCTTCGATGTACTTAGCATTAAAAAGGTCAGAGAGTACAGCTTTGTTAGCACACTCTCTGACTTCTCCTTTGTACATAGAAAGCTCAGCTCCAGCAAAAGACACTAACGCTTTCACTTTCATACAAGACTCCTTTTTAGGCCATTACAAGACACGCAATCATCTGTGCATTTGTAATCTTTGCATCAAACTCCACAAATCCCAAGATGCCGATTGCATGTTGTTCTGCATACTTTTCTCTAAGCACATTGATATTGATATCTTCTGATACTTTAACTGTAAGTCCTCGCATATCTCCATAGTAGATTGCTCTGTTTCCAGTTGCCATCTTTGGCATATTATCAGATACATATACCGACTTTCCTAGTAGAGAAATTCCAAAAGGCTTTGTTACATCATCTTGCAGCAGATATCTTCCGTTGTTATCTTTAAGCAACCTAAGTGCTGTCATTGTCTCACTATGCATGATAAAAATAGAGTCGTTCTGATATACCGACTTCACTTTATCTTTAAGCTTGATGATATCGTCCATTGTAATTGCTGTTGCAGATGCAGCAGTAGTAGTATTTGTAAGATCCGAAAGCCCTGTTGCCTTTGACACAGTTCCGACCAAACATTCGTGCTCTAAAAATGATGCAATTGCAATTGACATCTGATTAACTACCTCGTTTACAATATCAAAATCAGAATTGTTGATTACTGATTTTGATACCAGGGCTAAAGTTCGGCCCAAAAACTCATTCAACTCTACACTCTTAAATTGCCCAACATTACTATCTGCGTTAGTAAATTCATCTGCGTACTCCATCTTGATGCTTGTAGTACTTTCATCATAATAAGGTACAAGTAACTTTCCTCGCACATTATATCGTGTCGCACGCTCAAAAACTGGAGAAATATCCCTGACTTTTGCAATAATTTGATTTGCAATAGTAGTTGGAATCACAGCTCCATTGTCCCCAAAAGTTAAATTATTTGCACGCTGTTCTGACATAACGCCGCGAATAAAGTTCGCAAAAGCCCTTGTTTCCATCTGAGCGGTATCCTCACCTCTTGCCTCTCCTGCCTCGGCTGTAACGGTATTTGCGAGCTTACTCGCCCTTTGTAGAGCTTCAATTGTATCATCAAGTCCCCGGATTTCAGTTTCGGTTGATTGAAAATCGTTCATCTCTTCTTCATTCATCGCTCGTTTTTCAGTTTCTACAAGAGAAGTAATTTTCTCCATCTTCTCAATCAATTCTGCTCTTTTTTCTAACAATTCCTTAAGCATGTATTTTTTTTCCTTTCTCTTTTAACTTATTGACAACAGCACGATATTCTTTTAGCTTTCTCATTGCTGCATCATTAAAAAACATATTCTTCGTAAAGATATCATCAACCATACTACGATACTCTACTACTGTGCGACTCTCTCCTCTGACCTCTACACTAGTTCCAGTGTAAATCGGAGTGAAAGATCCAGCTATAATAGATACTTCTTCAAGATTAATTTTCTTAATATGTCGTCTTGGGATATCTGTATCAACCCGTTGCTCAATTTCATCCTCTAGTACTTGAAAACCAAACGACCATCCTTTTAACCTTCCGCTGCGTGCCAAATCAACTACTTCTGGATCAACTACCCACGCTGTAGCAAAAAGACCAATTTTATCTTCATTCAGTGTAAGTGTATTTTCGCTCACACTTGCTAATTCTCTATCAGTATTGTGATTCAGATACATTTTTACATCTTCAGCTCTTACTAACGCATCCGCAAATGTCCCTGGCTCGATGCACTCAACAAATATTCCTGAATTTGTTCCAATTTCTTTTGAATCTCTAGCGACAGCATTTACATAACCGCTAATGAGCACTCCGTCGCTTCTAATTTCTATCTGCAATTTTCTCCTCCTTTCAATCTATGTAACATCTTTTTGAATTTGGTTTGTATTCGGCGTATAAATAGTATTGCTTTGTGGATCATATAAAACTTGATTGAGCCCTAATGTCACCCATTTAAACCCTAGTGGCTCCATATCTTCCATTTTTCTTACTTCATCAATTTGTAAGAAATTTTTATCAAGACCAATTTTATATGCCTCATATCGTTCTGTGATTGTTCCTCTAGTCATTTCTTTTGTATCGAAAGCAAAATAATACTTTTGATGCTTTTCTCTCTCTAAAAGCAAATCTCTGTCAAGACTGCATTCGATTGCTGTCAGTAAAGGTGTAACAGTGAACTTGATTAAGTTACTATAATCTTCTTTTGTCGGCGTACCATTAATAAAATTTTTAGGAATACCAAACAGCTTCCCCAGCTCTTCAGCATTAGCCTTTTTGTTTTGAGCAAGTTGCATCTCCACACTCGTATTTGATGACTCTTGAAAATTAATCCCTTTATTTAGAACCATTACATTTTCGTCATTATTAGCATACAAGCGTCTAAATGCTGCTTTAAGTCCAGCCATTGCCTCTTCAGTAAGTCGACTATCCGATGTTAAAAACCCCCTCTTGTTTCCCCCTTTCCTGACTAGTCTATCTTCATACAGTAATGAGTTTTTCACCACACTAGCAATAATGCTGTTTGTGTTATTCATTCGAGCACTTCCATACCCTGTTTTAGTGTGCCTGAAAACTTTAAAGAATTCATAGTTTTCAAACCATTTCCCATCTACTAAAATCACATACGACTTAAATATCTTGTCTACATTGTGCTGTATAGAGATACTTCTTTCATCAACATAGTGTAAACTCTCAATTTGATTTCCTTTGCGATTGATATATGCAAAAGCGCCTATTCCAAGAAAATAATCTTCAATAACTGCTCGCCAAAAATCGACTGCACTCAGTGTATCTCCCGTATCTCGATTCAGTAAATCTAATCTTTTGTCATACTCTTTTTCTTCTACTTTTCCGTTTTTTAGTCTATAAAGTTTAATCGGCAATCCACTTACGATTCCAGCGAGCAAATCAATACACAATCGCACGGTAGGGATTTGTAAAAGGTCATCTCTAGTAATAACATTTTGATTGATAATTGCCGTGAGTAAGGCTTCGTCAGCTATATTATCTATAGCTATAGGCTCTGCTCTACTCTCTTTTTTTCTCCAAAAGAATTTCATAACATCTCCTTCTCTAATACTGAACTGTGAAGTCTTCTCCTCCCCATAGCATCTGCTGCTCTAACAAATAAATTGCATTAATAAGTGATACCACCATATCCACTTTCCCATTTGATTTCTTCTTGTTTACATATTTATTCAAGTTTGTATCCTCTGTACATCTTGCATTTTGAAAGTTAATTTCAAGCAACTTATTTGGATCATACTCAAACCTTTTACTCAAGACACATTCTTTAAGTAGTTTCGTTGGAGAATGTAGCACGCTCGAATGCTGTTTGATTTCAACACACTCAAGGCCTTCACTCTCTAGCTTTTGCACAGTGCTAATTGCGTTATATCGATCATACCCAACTTGCACGATATTTACTCCATAACGACCTGTTAAACTTAAAATAAAAGATTCTACAAAGCAATAATCTATCACTTCATCTCCACATTCAAAGCATACACCACTGTTAATCATTCCCTGGTAATTTACATTCTCTCTCTGGCTCTTAATCTCTTTTTTATCATGTGGAATAAAAGCGAAAACTTTAGCATGTATCTTTCCATCTACTTCTGTAACCATTGCAACAGATGTGTTATCATCTGTTTGTGATAAATCAAGCCCGATCCAAACTTCTCTGTCTTTCCACCATGAATCACAATTTTCCGAAGTATCTAGCTTTTTGCACTCTCTAACTTTTGTGATTTCGATATAGCCTTCTATCCCAAGGCCTTTATAAAGAATGTTGTTATGCTTGCAAAGATAATTTTCTCTCTTGTTTTCATACAAAATTGCCATTGTGCGCTTCTTCTTTATGTTATCAAAGATGTAATCATGAGAAATTGCAACTGGATTAGACTGATAAATAATATTATCTTCTGTCTGCCATTGATCGTTTGGAAGGTATTTTGCATCTGGCTCAAAAAGTAAAGCAAAAGTTCTTTGCTCGTCTATAAGGCCATCAAGACTTTTTTTAGCAATATCAATTTCATCTAGCATTACATTGTTGTCTCTTGGATACTGTGTACTGATAATAATTCCAAGCTTATTTTTAATTGTAATTTGTGATGATCTCATTGCTTCAACTGGATACTCATCCAATGCCCCTGCTTCATCAGCCAAAAAAGCGTTTGCTAGCTTACCATCCATTCGATCTTGACTGTAAGCTAATGGTGTGTACTCTGACTCATTTAATTTGCAAACAATTTGCTTTCTCAAAAGTTTGAAACGATCAACTAAAACGGGACTAACTTTAATAATTTTCTTTATTGCAATTTGTAACTCACTTGAAAGAGATAGGTCTGGTGCTACACTAAAAAACCTTGAAAATTTCGGCTCTAGTAGAAGTAAAAGAATGAAAATTACAGCTGAATTAAAAGTTTTAAAGTTCTTTCGAGCAATTTCAAGAAGCAAATTCTCATAGAATCTGCACTCTTTTCCGTTTTGATCTGTTGTTTTTGTGCAAAAGACTGCCGTTATCATCAACTCTGCATAATCTTCAAGCCCTTCGCTCATCGTGCAACCAAGGTCAGGATGTATCATTAACTTTAAAATCCTTGTTATTTTTTTGTGCATTTTCAAATCAAACCATACATCATCTTTTTTACCATCAACAATGTCTATCCACGCACTACACTGTTTCTTCACATACTCTCCAATTTTTTCATTTTGTGGGTCTATACACCAATTGGCATACTCGTATGCTTTAGTCATCGCTAAGAGCCTCTAAAAGTGCATCTGCTTTATTATCTTGTCGTGGTGGAATTGTTCTTAATGCTGATGCAACTGTCATTCCATTTTCTTTTTCTATATCCAGACACATTTTCCGCTTTGCTTGAAGCTGAGTATCACTTTTTGCCATCATAGCTAAAATTTTTGAAATTTCTTTAGAATATTGCAAAGTGAAATTAGCTTTGTCAGCAGATGGCATTTCTTTTAATGCCTCTTTCACTTGTTCTCGAAGCTCTACGAGCATCTTCGAGTGCTCTACATTCCTTTCATTCAGTTCATAACACTCTGCTTGTAGCAAGCAATAGCGATTGATTGTGCTTTCAAAAAGAGCGTCATTTTTACCCATCACTTTAAAAAGTGCGGCCACTCTCTTAAACTCACTATGTGCATATCCATTTGACTTCACTTCTGCTCGCTCTTTAAAAGCTTTTCCAGTCAGCAAACTCTTTTCTAATTTTTCACGATCTGTTAGCTCTTTCTTTGAGCGATGACTTTTTCCTTCTGCTTTTAAAATAGCAACGCTTTTAGGCGGTGTTGGCATTTTGCTCCTTTCTCCCATCTCCATTTAAAACTGATAGGGGCTTTTTTTATTTTTTGAGGGGGGCAGTCGGGGATAAGCGTAGAGAAAATAAAGCACTTTACAAGACTGGGGGGGAGTCTGCACTTCCTTCAGCCTTGACCAGTGCTCTTATATCCTTTCTGCTGATTTTTCCTTTTTCCGCTTGCTCATGGTGATATCTGCACAATGTAATAAGATTGCTAGGCTCAAGGGCCAATTCTCTGTCCTCTATCAATGGCACTATATGATGGACTTCTAACTTAGTGAGGTTGATATGCCCTTCGTTTTTTAAGCACCATTGACACATATATCCGTCTCTTTCTTTGATTGCCACAGACATCTTTCTCCACGCTGATGTATGTCTAAACTTTCTCGCTTCAGTCTCTTTGTTACATTTAACAGGCTTATGACCACAATCAAACTTTGTATCATGTACACGATTACAATACTGACACGCCCTTAAAATTTTGCTACCCCCTTGCTTTTGAACAATAAGAAAGCACCCTATTGCTAGAGTGCTTTCTATACTTCGCTATTCGCTTTCCTTGATGAACTCTTCCATCATTCTCGCTAACTGCCCTGCTTGGCTAACGCCTTGCTTTTCACAAGCCTGTGCAAACCTCTCTACGACCTCCCGCTTCAGCTTATAGGTCTTGGACATCCAACCAGCTTTCGCCTCATACTTTCTTGTTGCCTTTGATTGTGCCGTTGCCATTACCTTCTCCTTTTGTTGTCTAAGTATTTTGTGATAAGATACCAAAATCCTCTGCCTAAGCTTGCAACAATGATTACAATGCCTACATATTCTCCAATCTTTGACACAATTTCCAATAGTTCTAACACTTTTACAATCATAGCTTTACTTAAATGGGTTGTTGTGTTATTATTCTTTTATCAGAGGGCTGGTTTGAGCCAACCCCCTGTCATCACTATGAGAAGAAGATGGATAAGGTGATTGATTAACTTATTTGCTAAGTTAACCTATATCCCTATCAAGACTCCTTTTAAAATTTCCTTTGTTAGCGGATTGATTTTGTTAGGAGTCTTTTTATTTCTCTTCTTTCGAGAACTTCGTTTCCCCATTTTGTTTACCTTCTTTCTACTCTTATATTATGATATATCGTGTCCGATATATCAATATAATTTTGAAAATTTGTGAATAAAATATACTAAATTTTTTTATTACAACTATTAAAAATCACCCTAGAGTTTTGATATGTACCCAGAATCCTGGACACATATTATGAACTAAGCGGAACACATGGATGTTATCCTGTACTTTACAGGTGGCATCCATTTTGTTTTCCGTTGTATTCTTTCATTGTTGTAATAATTTATGTATTCATCTAGTGCTTTTGAGAAACTCTCAAATGATTCATATTCTTTTTCGTAGCCGTAGTACATTTCATTCTTTAGACGTCCAAAGAATGTTTCCATAATGCAATTGTCTATGCAATTGCCACGCCTAGACATTGA